TTATATCATGCCTATTTCGGCTGGCTTATGAGCCAGCCAGTGTACCTCTTACGTTAGTTAAAGATCATCTGAGAGACAAGATTTTAATTCGCATCGATCAATATTGCATAAAAATAGTATTAGTTGTATTAGCGATATTATTTGTAATAGATTATCAAATAATGCTATCACTAGGCATTGCAATGTGTATAACATTCCATTTCGAAATGTTAATTAATACATTTGCACATAGAAAAATCAACAATCAATGGACTGCATATAACATTAGTTTTTTAGGCTTATTAAGCGGTGGTAGTACACTACATAAAAATCATCATGATAATCCACATTTTTTTAGCTTTTCGAACCGCTGGTGGGAATTAGATCCATCAGCATGGTTAATAAGAGTTTTAAAGGTAAGTAACAAATAAAATATCAATACTTACAATGAACAATACATCTACTGTTATTTTTTTTAATTTATTTTATATCCTATTAGGAATCGTTTCTGTATTTTTCCTAGATAATATTTTATTGATATTACCTTTTTGGATAGTCATTGCATTTGGAAACGGAACAGCAGGGCACAGATACATAGCACACAGCCAATTTAAAACTTCAAAATTTATGCATTGGATATTAGTAATATGGTGTACGCTGAGTGCGTACAGCTCTCCTTTATATTGGCAAGTTCAACATAAACATCATCATAGAAATACAGACAAATCTGTAGATATACATAGTCCTATCAATGGATATTGGCAAGCAATGTTTTTTTGGGCGTTTAATCAAAAAAGAATTAACAGCATCTTTATTGAACGAGAAAGTAAAGTGAGTACAGCTAGAGCATTAAGAGATAATGCTATAAAATTTGCATCAAATTATTTTATAGCAATAAATTTACTGTTCTTAATGTTATTATCTTTAATTGATTTAAATCTTACATTCGCAATGGCAATAGCATATTGTTTAGAGCATATTAGATTAGGACTAATTAATACAATATGTCATACTAATAATTTTTTCGGAAACTACAGGAATCACGAAACAAAAGATTTAAGTCAAAATAATATTATTTTAGGAATAATCAGTTTAGGATTCGGTTGGCATAATAATCACCATGCAGACCCTAAAAAATTAATACTTACAGAAAACTGGTGGGAAATTGACTTAGAAGGTCAATTAGGCAAACTATTAAGCAAGGAAGCATATGAGAGATAAAATTTCAAAAGTTGTAATGGAAGCGACTGCTAATTTTTTTCATACTAAGAAAAATATTAATTTCACAGAAGAAACTGACATAATAGAAGATCTGGGCGGAGACAGTCTAGACGCAATGGAAGTTATCATTATATTAGAAGATGAATTAGAGATCATTATTCCTGATAAACGATTAAAAAATGCACGAACCCTAGGCGATATCGTTGACGTTATAATCGATGTTATCGAAAATCCACCAACTGACGAAGAGTTAATGATCGGTCGATAATGAATGCATCAGTTTCTCATTTAGTAAAACTTAACATACCTGTTATGGTATTAACAGTAATACTATTATGGGTCTTAGAATTAACTTATGATGTATTTTTATATTTTCTTATGTTTTATTTGTTAATATATCTGATAGGGTATAATTTATTTCATAGAGCAATTTCACATAAGCAATTAGAAATTACAAAATTTGGACAATTGATCATAGGATATCTAGGACTATTTTGTATGTTAGGAGATTCATTAACATATTCTTTATTCCATAGATATCATCACAAATATTCAGATACATTTAAAGATTTACATAGTCCTATACACGGAAGATATTATAGTTTTATCGGTTGGATGTTTAAAGATAACAACATAGGATATTATCGATTCTTGATTAAAGACTTAATGCAAAGTAAATTTAACATATTACAATTTTACAACTCATATCAATACCAGATAATATGGATTACTATTATAGGAATTTCATTAATATCTTACAGTTTATTATTAGGACTATTACTGTCGATGACAGTTGTGTTTATTTTAGAAATGTTAGCTAATTCTTTTTTAACACATTCGCCTTCTCAAAAGAAAGCAATTAAAAATAAATTCTACTCATGGGTTAGTTTAAGTACATACCATGACTTTCATCATAGCAATTCTAATTCAATTCCGAATAACGATCCTATGTTTTATTTTCTTAGACCATTTAAAGTATTAAGAGTAGTCAAATGACATTTAATGATAAATTACCACCTACTCAAAGAGTGTTACCATTATTAGATCCCGAAGTAGAAAAATTTACCAATAACTTTTTAAAAGAACATTTTAAAGCAGATTCTAGTCATGCTGAAAAAATAAAAGAATTAAAACTTTTGCAGAACGAATTTATTGAATATTTAAATCCGATTATAGATGTGAAGAGTTTTCCATTTTTTTACCAAATTAACGGTATAACTGACGGTCTTAATCAACTTGCAATGAAATATCAAAACAAAACGATTAAGATCATTCCGGGAGATTATGAATGGTTTAGGGTATGCAGGCAAAATACAGATAATGTAAATGGCGATGTTTTGTATATTACAAATCCCCATGCTGCTAACGGAAATTATTTTAGCGATTCAGAATGGGAAAATATTATCAATACCCATTCGAACATTGCATTAGATTGTGCATACATAGGAAGTACATCTATTAAAAAAATTAAAATAAATGAAAATGTGAACTATGTGTACGTTGGACTTTCTAAAATGTTCGGCTTACCATCTTTAAGAGCAGGATTTGTATTTTGTAAAAAACCTTCATTACCGCTCGATGCATTTTTAAGAGTATCCTATTATAATTTTAACTTAGTTTCATTAACTCGGGCACTTATAAAAGAATTTGACTTAGATTATATACACAACAAATATAAACAAGAACAATTAGAAATATGTAAAAAAGGAAACGTTGTTCCCGCAGATGTTGTATATTTTGCAACCACAGACAATCCGGTATATGATTTCTATAAAAGAGGAAATATAAATAGATTATGTATAACTTCTCATTTTAAAAATAATGTATCAATCTGAACAAATACATAAAACTATTAACAGAAACATAAAAATTACGTTTGCAATTTCTAGTTTTTCATATCTTTGTTTAATATACAGTGCATTTTCTATTGAATGGTCTGAAATTTGGAAAATATTTGCAGTATATTATATAGTCGGCTGTGCTGAACAAATATTTCATCATAGAAAGTTTGCACATAAATCGTGGACAGGACCTCGTTGGTTAGATATATTAGGATTATGGATAGCTAATCAAAGTATGTTATCAACAAGTATATTTTTTGCTGCTCAGCATAGATTACATCATAAATTTTCAGATACTAAATTTGATCCACATAGCCCTAAATTTTTTAATAGATGGCGTATACAATTTCTCTATCCGTTGCACAGGTACGATCTAAAATATGCAGTAGACTTAATGAGAGATAAAATACATTTAAACATATCAAAATACCACTTACATATCATGATGGCAACATGGATTCTTATTATAGCATTAACATCACTCGAATGGTGGTTAACTATTTGGATGCCGGGAATTGCATTAGTTGTATTAATTAAAAATTTTCTAAATACCCAATTGCACGGAAACAACTATTCTCTCGGAAATTACAGAAATACCGAATATACCGATGAATCTAATAATAATTGGATATGGGGTTATTTGTCATTCGATGGGTGGCATCAAAATCATCATGTAAATCAATCAGCTTGGTATATGGGAAGAAAATGGTGGGAAATCGATATTCCCGGTATTATCATAGGAATACTGAGTATAATTACTTTTAATTTTAACAATTTTAAAAAACTATGAATACTTCTATTATAGAACCAATTGACGTAAACTCGATATTATTAGAATATTTCAAATTAGAAAATAAGTTACAATGGGCAAACGGCGGAAATCAAAATAAACAATCTGGATTACAATATAGAAATGACGAAGATCCTTTCATTAGTGCAACTGGTAAATTAATTCAAGGAATAAACGAATACGAATATTCTATTCTTAACCCTATCGTTAAAGATACAATTTTTGAAACGTTAATAAACAAATATAAATTAGTAAGAACTAGATTTATGTGGGTTGGTCCAAGATCATGCTATAGCATACATGCTGACCAAAACGATCGTGTTCACATACCAATAATAACAAATAAAGATTCTATGTTTCTATTTCCAGAAAATTTTGAATTAATTCACTTACCTGTTGGAAATGTCTATAAAGTTTTCACAACAAAATTTCATAGTTTTTGCAATTTTTCAAAATTTCACAGATTACATTTAGTAGGCTGTTTAGTTAATTAAGAATACATTTTCTTAACATTTTGCAAATACGAGCCAGAGCATTGTTAGCTCTAATTTTTTGATCTTTTAAAATAAAGATGTTATATTAACAAATGCTCGGAGAATCAAAATGGAGAAAAAATTTAAAAAATTTGAACCTATGTCAACTACTGCAACTCAAAAAATAGATGAATTAATTAAAAGAGGTGGAGTGATTGTTAATGAAAAGAGAGACCACGTACTAATTCGTAGGTTAGAAAGTCTAGCTAAGATAGACCAGTACGGTAGAGTAGAATGGACTGCAAATCAATAATCTATTTTATTACGTTACAATAAGATAATTAATAGAATGTCAACTTTACATATTCTCAGTAGCCCTTATAATCCTGTACATATTAAAAATAGAATTGATGCTTTTGCAGTTGCAGTTGTTAAATTTATTGATAATATGCAAAAATTAGGGTGGAATTGTATTCATTACGGAATTAAAGGTTGTGAAGTAAACTGCGAAACCGTAATTTGTTTAAATGAAGCGTATTCCGATAAACACGATGCCATAAAAAAATACAATGAAATTGCAGGAATAGAAATAGCCAAAAGAAAAAAACCTAACGATATGATCATGTGTTTTCATGGTTGGGAAAATAGAGATGCTGCACAGGCAAATTCTGAACTTCCAATTGTAGAACCTTATATTGCATACGATCATACTGCTGTTTTTGCTCCGTATAAAGTTTTTGTTTCATATGCAACAATGCATATGTATTATGGGCATAAAGGAATGCTAATGAGTCCTAGTTGGTATGACGCTGTTATATCAAATGGGTTTGATCCTAATGAATTTGAATACAACGAAAATAAAAAAAATTACATATTATATTTTGGCAGGATTATTGAGAGTAAAGGAATCCATTTAGCAATTCAAGCAACTCAACATGCCGGAAGGCAATTAATTATTGCCGGGCCAGGAACGTTGGCAGATCTCGGATATAGAGAAATTCCTAGTCATGTTACATGTGTAGGATTGTGCGACGCTGACCAAAGAAAAGTATTAATGAAAGACGCTGCTGCTATTATTGGACCTACTTATTATGTCGAACCATTTGGTAATATGGTAGTAGAAGGATATTTGAGCGGCACTCCGGCAATAACTACAGATTGGGGTGGCTTCACTGAAACTGTTATCAACGGAATAACTGGTTATAGGTGTAGAGATTTTAAAGAATTTGTACATGCATTGAATAATATCGACAAAATAAAATCTGAAGATTGCAGGCAATGGGCTATAGAAAATTATTCCGAATCAATAGTGTATCCCAAACTTAGCGAATATTTTAAAAAAATATTAGCTAAAGATTTTTATAGGCTATAAGATGAATTTAAGTTTAATGATCATTGATAACTTTTACCATAATCCGGATGCTGTTAGAAACTATGCGCTTCGGCAAGAGTTTAATGTTACGGGAAATTTTCCCGGGTTAAGATCTGCTCCATATCTACCAAATGATTTAAAAGAAGCAATCCAATATTGGATGCCTTTTGCTGGTAATATTACAAACTGGTTTGAAGAGCAAGGCTGTACTGGTGCATTTCAAATTGCAACCTCTTTAGACAGAACCTGGATTCATAGCGATCATCATAATATGTGGGCCGGTGTATGCTATCTGACTCCCGATGCTCCATATACTAGTGGTACCGGACTTTATAAACATAAACAGACGGGTCAATATTCAAGAGTTGATAGCGACCATGAAGGATACGATTATACTAAATGGGAGTTGTTTGATAAGATCGGTAATAGATATAATAGATTGATATTGTATCGTGGAGATCTGTTTCATGCAAGTTTAGATTATTTTGGTGATAATCTAGAAAACGGAAGATTGTTTCAAACTTTCTTCTTTAACACAGAAAGATATTAAATGTCGTATAAAATTTGTCAGGTCATATTTTCTACTAATAGATTAGAATACCTTAAACCTACGTTAGAATATCAAAAAAATTTAAATTATTACGGGTGTGATGTACATAGAATTTTTATCGATGATTTTCCACTAAATCGAGATGACAACTATATAACAGAATTAGTTAAATCTTATAACTATGATGAAATTATTTTACATCAAGAAAATTTAGGACTTAGTGTCACATGGTCACAATTTTGGGATCTTATTAAAGATAGAGACTATGATTATGTATTTCATCAGGAAGATGATGTAAAAGTTCTAGAACCGGTTTTAATGACTGATCTAATCGAACTATTAGAAAAAGAAACGTCTGTAAGTCAATTACGATTAAGTCGACAAGCATGGTATTTTAATGAAAAAGATCCAGAACCGTATGACACAGACTTTATCTATAAAAATTTTAGATATACAAAAAATAGTTTACTATTTTCTCCAATGGCAAGTTTATATAAACACAAGATTACAAAAATACCATATAAACAAATATATGATTTTAATTTAAATGAAGGATTAGTAGGAAAAATACTATATGATCAATATGGATTAGTTACAGCCGAAATTAAAAATTATTACGGAAAAAATATAGTAGAACATATAGGCGAATGGTTTGTAGGAAAAAGAGTTCTCCCCAATGAACCAGGCTACGAACAATTTGCAAAATATGATCCAAACACAAAATACCATTCACGCAATGGTGCAGAATATAAGGAATAATATGGAACACTTTTATCAAAATATAGACGGGTGGTTTAGCTACGAATGGCTTTATCGACATGTTGCAGAACTAGCAGAAGACGGTGATATCTTTGTTGAAATAGGAAGCTTCAAAGGTAGGTCTAGTGCATTTTTAGCAGTTGAATTAATTAACAGTGGTGCAAAAGTTAAATTAGATTTAATTGACACATGGAACGGCAGTGTAGAACACCAACAAGGTGCAGAATGTGAAGTAAAGGAAGTCGTAGAAGGTACACTTTACGAAACATTTTTAAACAATATGAAACCAGTTGAGGGACACTATAATGCTATTCGAATGACTAGTCAAGAGGCAGCTTCTTTATATCAAGACGAAAGCATTGACTTTTTAATGATAGATGGTGCACACGATTTTGATTCTGTTGTAGCAGATATTCGAGCATACCTTCCAAAGATGAAAAAAGGAGGTATCATGACTGGCGACGATGCATGGGACGGAGCAGCACCTCGATTGGCCGCATTACAGGAATTATCTAAATATAATGTATCATTTCCTAGCAACCATTTTTACGCTGTAATTGAATGAAGCAAAAATTTATTGATCTATACATGGATTTTGCTAAACGTGTATCTCAAATGAGTCATGCACGTAGGCTTCAAGTTGGTGCCGTTGTTGTTAAGGATGATACTGTAATCAGTTATGGCTACAATGGTATGCCTGCGGGTTGGGATAATGATTGCGAAGATAAAGAGTATATGGACCGCGGTGCTGGAGGCTGGCTTAGCCCAGATGAGATTGAAGAACGTTGGCCGTTCGAAGAAGAGGAACACGGTCCCTACTACGAATATAGTAGACGCTACCGACTAAAAACTAAACCAGAAGTATTACATGCTGAATCAAATGCCATTGCAAAATTAGCAAAGTCTAGTAATAGTGGGGTTGGGGCTGACTTATTCATTACTCACAGCCCTTGTATCGAGTGTGCTAAACTCATTTATCAATCAGGTATTCGTCGTGTATTCTATCGTGAAAAATATAGAGATGATGCAGGAACAGAATTCCTCAAAAAGTCTGGAATAAATTGTGAAAAAATAAAATAATTAAAATTATAGTAGCATATAACTTTTAAATAAAAAAGATAATTAATGTTATAACAACAAAAATATATATGGCCAATATTAAATTTAACTGGTCAATGCTAGATAGATACAATATAGCAACTTTTGTATGGTTGTTAGAGTCCGAAATTGTCAACAAAACTATATCAATTTCAAAATTTCATAGTTTAATAACAAATCATATTAAACGTCATTTTCCGATTATTTGCAAAAAAACATTAGATATAAAGAACCCCAAGGGATATGTAAGCATCGGTGGTACTTACTATAGCGGATATGATGAAGAAAAACAAAAATGTATCGAACTTGTTTTTGTATACAAAGATACAGATACAGAATTAAAAATTTCTAAAAAAAGATTCTGGAACTTATGTTTATTAATTGCCGATAGTGTTCTTCATGAAATAATACATATGAGGCAATATCGAAAAAGAAAATTTAAAGTTATTCCTGATTACAACAGTACGGCGGCAAGAACATCTATAAGAAAAGAACAAAGTTACCTAGGATGTGCAGATGAGATCGATGCATATGGATTTAATATCGCCTGTGAACTTTACGAAAAATTTAATGGAAATCAAGAATCTATTATTTTGTATCTAAACGAGAATCAAAAAAACAATAATAGAAAAAAGTACAACAGTTGGAGAATGTATCTAAAAGCTTTCCAACACGATCATAATCATAAAATAATTAAAAGGTTAAAGAAAAAAGTTGTCAAATATATTCCTGCTGCAAAGCGTGGTAAACCATTTCGAACAAAAGATTGGATTGATCGATAATTGACACATAACGTTACACATGTTACTATGTTGTAATGAAAATTGCTTCAAGAAAAAGAATTAATAGTGTCAGGTTTATTAAAGGATTAGAATGATCGAAAAAGAAAAAATTGGAATTATAGGTCTAGGATTTGTCGGTTCTGCAATTAACAATGCGTATCAAGAATTTTTACCATATGTTGATATTGTTAAAATAGATCTAGATCCTTTAAAAGCATGTCTCGGAACTTATGCTGATCTTCACGATGCATCGGCTGTATTTGTTTGCGTCCCAAGTCCACAAAACACAGATGGTAGCTGTAATAGCGATCCTTTGATTAATACACTATCGAATCTTAAAAACTTTAATGGTGTGATTATTTCAAAAGTAACAGCACCGCCTTCTGTATACGACGAATTACAAACTATCTATCCAAATTTAGTTCATGCTCCGGAATTCCTAACTGCTGCTAATGCTACTCAAGACTATATTAACGGAACATTTTCTATAATCGGTGGCAAAATCAAAGCATTCATGAACGAAGCTAATCGAATTATTAAACTTGGCCAACCTAATATAAAAGAAACGATGTTTTGCTCTATTAGCGAAGCTAGTCTTGCCAAATACGTTATTAATACTTTTCTAGCAACTAAGGTTATTTTTATGAATGAAATGGCAAAATTAGCAGATGCAGGCGGACAAGATTGGAACACCATAAGAAAATTAATTTCATTAGATAGTAAACGAATCGGTAATAGTCACACACAAGTTCCTGGACTAGATAATAATTATGGATTCGGTGGAATGTGCTTTCCTAAAGATACTGCTGCTTTATTAAAATATGCAGAATCACTAAACGTACAAATGAATGTGCTAGATTCAGCAGTCAAAAAAAATACACTACTAAGATTGACAAATTCTAAATAATACTATATAATAAATCTTATTGGAGTATAAATTGAAAGAAAAAAATCTATCAGAAGTTATTCGCGAGCGCATTCAAACAGCCGGAGCACGATTTCATTGCAATGATAACATTTCCGACTTTATCCAAGGCGAACATGAAATTGAAGGACTTGTTGACGAAGTTACAGAAAAGTTTTATCAAGTTTTACAAAGTTTGATCATTGACACTGATCATGATCATAACACTCAGGATACTGCTCGACGTGTAGCAAAGATGTTTGTCAAAGAAACATTTAGCGGAAGATATCGTCCAGTTCCCAAAGTTACTGCATTTCCGAACATGGGCTATAAGAGTCTATATACCACAGGACCGATTAGCATTCGTAGTACCTGTGCACATCATTTTCAAAATATTGTAGGCAAATGTTGGGTCGGAATCGTACCTCAGGATGAAGTCATAGGGCTAAGTAAATTTAATCGTCTAGTTCATCATATTTGTGAACGCCCTCAAATTCAAGAAGAAATGACAACGCAAATTGCCGAAGCCTTAAAACAATATGCAAAGACAGAGCATATTGCTGTTGTTGTTAAAGCAGAACATCACTGTATGACTCAACGAGGTGTTAGAGAGCATGAGAGCGATATGACCACCGCTATCATGTTAGGTGCATTTGAAAAAGATCCTGCACTGAAAAAAGAATTCTATGATATTTGCCTATCAATGAAGGGTCACAATTAAAAAAACCATTTAAAAGGATACAAATGAAAAAAGGTAAACTGAATATTCCCAATCGCCCTCAAATTCCAAAGAAGCCAACAACTATGGCTGCTGGGCCTGCTCCTACTGGAGGAAAACCTCCATCTGTAATGATTGCTGTTCCAGCAATGGAAATGGTTAATGCAGAATTTGCTCAACATTTGGCCATGGCCGCAGCTAATATGGTTGCACATGGTATTAAAATTAATTGTGCATTCAACATCGGAAGCGTTATCACAATTGCTCGTCGTAATCTAGTTGATATCTTTATGAAGTCAGACTTCGATTACATTTGGTGGGTCGACAGTGATATGAAATTCCCAATTGACTCTCCCATCCGTCTTCTTCAAAGAAACAAAGATATTGTCGGAGTAAACTATCGTCGTCGTAGGTTCCCTAATCCTAACTTCACAGGAATGAGCGGGTCTGCTGGTAACTTTGTAGAGTTTCAAACAACAGATAATAGTCCAGCAATGGAATTGATCGATGTTCTTCCACATGGATGTGTTTTGGTCAAACGTGAAGTTTATGAAAAAATTCCACAACCACATTACCTACAAGAATACATTCCAGAAATGAACTTAGAAATTGGTGAAGATATTTTCTTCTGCCAACAAGCATCTAAGGCCGGATACGAAATTTGGTGTGACCAAGAACTTAGCCGAGAAGTAGCGCATATCGGTATTTTCCACTTTAATTATAACTTAAGCGTTCCGCGCTAAAAGGATCAACATGTTTGAGTCAATTGAAATTCGTAAAGTTAAAAATGGTGTAATTGTAACTTTACGAACTGACGACGAAGATACAGAATACGTTTACGACACTGATAGAAAAGCTATTAAATTTGTTAAAGATATGTTAGATTCTAAAAATGTCGTAAACGTAAGAGAAAAGCTATCTGCGGATTAAATTATGACAGTAAAAAAAGAATACAACATTGGTGACACTGTTTGGATCTATGGAATAACCACAGCAAATAAAATCACCCAAGGAACTGTAGTTGCAAGTATTGATCTTAAAGCTCAAGGGTTTGGGTCTGACCTACACTACATTATCGAAATACCGACTCATATCGAATCATTACTTGAACTTAGAACTTGGCAAACAATTAGTCAAGATGAACATGGGCCGGTTGGCTCAATAAGATCAATCGGTAATGTATTTGCCGAAAATAAAAAAATGAGACAGGTCGGGTATGTTTTTTCATCTAATGAACAGATCGCCGACGAAGATCCTACTCCTGCAGAAATAATGGCTGCATTAGAAAAAAGTACTGACGGATTAACACACAAACCTCTTAATATTAGAGAAAACAAACCGAAACGTAAGTACTATCCAAGGAAAAAGAAATAATATGAGCTCGGATCCATGGGCTCAGATATTAGATAATTTCTTTAACTTGTACGAGCGACGGGCCCAACTATTACCACAAAATCAAGTAGCTATCGAAGGCTTTGACACCGATATGTACACTTGGGCACATGAAACATTAGATCATTGGAAAAATGTCAAACTAGTTGATGTAGCAGTATGGCAATTTAACAATAAGAGAGATGCTAAAAAATTTATTACACTCTTTAATTTAAAATGGGCAAGGTAAGATGCGAAAGAGTTGTTGAAAACGGACAACTAATAATTAAAGAAATACATAAAATTGTTGTACATAAATTTTCAGTAGGCGACGTTGAAGATCCAGATCTATATGCTGCTCAACCATTATGGGAATGGGAAAATAGTGATAGCGGTCAATTCGTTATGAAATACGCAGTCGAAAAACCTATATGGCAAAAATTTTTAGATCCTTCAACATTTTCTTATAGATATGCTATAATAGCTAAACTAGAAAAATCTAAACTAGCAGAATTTTATTTAAGATGGGGTAATATTAAATGACGAATCCGTTTCGGTGATAAATAATGGATGATATATTTATATGTTAAAACTCATCGAAAAACAGGATTAAAATATTTAGGAAAAACTTCTTCTTCAGATCCTCATACATATCCCGGATCTGGTAAAAGATGGCGAGCACATTTAGCAAAATATGGATATGATTACGATACTGAAATATTGTTAGAAAGCGAAGATCCTATTAAAATAAAAGAAGCAGGATTACATTATAGTGATGTGTGGGGGATCGTAGAAAATCCTAATTGGGCCAATCTTAAGCCAGAATCCGGAGACGGCGGAACATTTACTCATACCGAAGAAGCAAAAATAAAAATAAGCAAATCGTCAAAAGGAAAATCAAATCCTTATAAAGGAATGTCATATGAAGAAATACAAAAAGATCCTGATAAAGCAAAACAACGAAAAGAAACTCATCAAAGATGGATGATTGAGAATAACCCATATCGAGGAAAAACTCATACCGATGAAGTTAGAGAAAAAATGAAAGAATCTGCTTCAAAAAGGATGACGTTAAGCGAAGAAGAAAGAAAACAAAGTTGGGGGCACCGCAAAGGAAAACCCTGGACTGAAGCAAGAAGATTAGCACAACAAAATAGAAAGAAAGTAAAATGAATCCTTTTAGAGATCAATACAAATTTATGCGAGCTTGCGACCAAACTACAGACGTGTGGAACGAGGATCAATTCAAACTTTATGTTAATTTAATCGAAGAAGAATTTAAAGAACTTAAAGAAGCAATTGCTGAAGGCGATAAGATAGAGATTCTTGACGCACTTGAAGATATCATGGTTGTTACCGCAGGTGCAATGCACTCGGCGGGGTTCGATGGAGAAGGCGGATGGAAAGAAGTTATGCGTACTAACTTTGCTAAAATCGATAAAGAAACTGGCAAGGTGCGTAAGCGCGAAGACGGAAAAGTTTTGAAGCCAACCGGCTGGACACCACCTGACTTAAAACCTTACATAAAAAAGAATTAAATATAGATTTTACAAGGAGAAAATATTATGTACGCAACTGCTGTTAGTTATAGAACTGCCGGAGAGGTTAACTCTGCTATGGCAGGTGTTTATAAAAATATGGGATTAGCAGTCATGGTCTCCATGGCTGTTAGTTATTTGGTCAGCAATAGTCCTGCTTTAATGAGTTTGCTGTTTGGTACAGCACTAAAGTGGGTAGTGATCTTTGCTCCATTGGTTGCTATTTTTGCATTAAGTTTTACTTTACACAAATTGAGTAAGCCTACTGCTTATGCTTTGTTGTTTGGCTTTGCTGCTCTAATGGGGTTAAGCATGGCTACACTCTTTGCGGTTTATACTTCGATGAGTATTGTTTCGGCATTTATGGGCGCCGCAGTGCTCTTCGGAACTATGAGTTTTTACGGTTATTTCACTCGTAAGAGCCTCGATAGTCTCGGAAAATGGATGATCATGGGGTTGATCGCAATTGTAATTGCTAGTATAATTAATATATTCATAGGAAGTACTGTTGCTCAAATGACAATTAGCGCATTGGCTATTGTTATCTTTATGGGACTAACTGCGTATGATACACAAAGAATTCGTGAAGAGCTAAGTGTTAGCGACAGTGGTAACGCCGAAGTTATTGGTGCACTAAACCTTTATCTAAACTTTATTAATCTGTTTACAAGTCTACTACAATTATTCGGCAACAAGGAATAAAATGGCTCAACGAGTACATTACTGGTCGTGTTCAAAATTTGCTAACTGGTTACGTGGCACATCTAAGCCCGGAGCCAGAACCGGTGACGGATGGCGGCAATGGCATAAAGAAGCTAAAACTGCCCATCCGTTTCGTTATTGGTTAGCAGAAGAAGGTCTTGATAAGATACAAAACGCAATTTGGTGGCCCGTGGACAAACTATATGACATTAAGTATTATATCAATAATCGTTGGGTTACTACAACTCATGCTCTCACTGCACATCCTAAAGACATCAAAAGGGGTCAGTGGTGTGATCTTAGTAATCGTCTCCTCCCTTGTTTGTTTAATGAGCTTGTGGAATTTGTTGAAATAGAAAAAGCGTGGAGTAATATTGCTTGGGATAAAAAAGCAAGAGAAAAACACAAAGTACCATTTTGGGGAGTAGGTTGGTTCCGTTGGCGCACGTGGCGTTCAGCAGAAGCTGGACTCGAACATCTACGTTGGGAAATGACACTAACCAACGAAGAATGGTTAGATGAAGATGAAAAGCACGAAGCAGGACCAACTGGACAAGCTGTTGCTGCTAAAGAAATTCTTGAACTGTACACATGGTGGAAAGAAGTTTATCCAAATCGCAAGGATCCAATGGAGTTAAGTGGCTGGAGTGCTTGGTGTGATCGTCGTCGTGAAAAACTTGCCGACGATGATGAAGATAGAAAATGGTTAGGCCTACTTGGCAGCGGCGATAACGAGTCCGAAGAAGAACGAGCCGAAACTAGTCGTATCCTTGATCTTTCAAACGAAATTGAAAAACAACAACAAGAAGAAGACGAACAAATGATGATAAGATTAATTAAAATTCGTCATCATCTTTGGACCTAAACTTCAGTATTATATGCTCACTTAAAAACAGGGTTTTCATAGTTAAATACACATACTATGAAAACCCTAATCACATTTTTATTCCTTCTATTTACATCAGTTGTTCAAGCACAACTACCAAATTCAACTGCTCCACTTCCGCCTGATATAGCGGCAATTAAGAAGAAAAACGTCTTAGTCGTAGCAATGACTAAGAAAGATGTTCCCCCTTTCTTTAGCGGTGAAGGCACGGATATCAAAGGTCTTGACGTTGAAATTGCACAACGAATCGGTGCTATCTTAGGTGTACCTGTTGAATTTAGACGAGATGCAAATAGTTTTGCAGAAGTTGTTGAACAGGTTAGAACTGGCGGTGCAGATATTGCTGTAAGTAAACTAAGCATTACAGCACCACGATTGAACACTGTTAGGTTTAGCGTTCCTTACGTTAAACTTAAACAAGCACTAATAGTTAATCGTGTATGGCTAAGCCAAAATAGCAAAGGCAAAGAACCTTACGAAGTGATCAGAACTTTCAACGGTAAAATATCATTTATCCGTAATTCTAGCTACGATACATTTGCTCGAACAAATTTTCCAAAAGCCGATTATAAACCAGAAGATAGCTGGGATAATATTATTAACAACGTAATTAAAGGCGATATTGCAGCTGGATATAGAGACGAATTTGAAATTAAAAAGATTAGCTTTGAAAGACCAGAAGCCGCTATTAATACAAAAACTATTACTATTTCAGATAGTGTAGATAATATTGCTGCTGCTGTTCATTTTAATTCAACTCACTTACTGACCATTGTTGATTTTGTAATCACTAACGAATTTAATAACATTGACACTAAACGATTAATGGACAGATATAAAGCAGAAAAGCCACCGGCACCTGCTAAGAAATAATAGATAGGATATATTATGAAAATGAACTTAAAAGGTTTCTTAACAAGCCCGTGGACCATACTCGGATCCATTGTAATAGGCTTGTTGTGCGGTGTGTACTTTCCAGAAACAAGTATAGAGGTTGAACCAATTGGTAGTATATACATCAGCCTACTTAAGGTAGTTGTTCTACCATTCTTATTGGCTACCATTTTAGTAGGAGTTATTAGTCTCTTACAAAAAGATAGTAGTGCTAATATGATTAAACGTATTATTATTGGATTTGTAGGTAGTATGTTTATTGCCGGTGTAGTCGGAGTAGGTAGTGTATTATTAACCGGTACCGAAATGACTCCGGAAAAGAAAGCACAATTAGGTGTATT